GCCAGTATCGCGGCATGACGCTGCTGGAACTGGCCCGCGAAAGCCTCGGAAATGTGGGCGTGAACACCCGCGGCCTGTCGCGCGACGAGGTGGCGACCCGGGCCCTGCATTCGACATCCGACTTTCCCGAGATCCTGTCGGCCGTCACCAACAAGACCCTGCGGCAGGCTTACGAGGCCTATCCCCGCACTTTCATGCTGTTCTGCCGCCAGGTGCTCGCCACCGACTTCAAGGCGATGCACCGGGTGCAGCTCGGCGAAGCCCCGCAACTGCTGGAGGTGGGCGAAAGCGGCGAGTTCAAACGCGGCACGCTGGGCGAGAGCAAGGAGAGCTACAAGGTCAAGACCTATGGCCGGGTGGTCGCGATCACCCGCCAGACGCTGATCAACGACGATCTCGACGCCTTCACCCGGATCCCGGCAATGTACGGCAACTCCATCGCGCAGTTGGAGTCGGACGTGGTCTGGGGGGTCATCACCGCCAACCCGGCGATGGCGGATGGCAACGCGCTGTTCCACACCACCCACAAGAACCTCGCGGGCACCGGCGCGTCGCTGGCCGTCGAGGCGGTCGGTTCGGCCCGCGCCGCCATGGCCAAGCAGACGGGCCTCGACAAGAAGACGGTGCTCAACGTCCGGCCCGCCTTCCTGATTGTGCCTGCGTCGCTGGAGCTGAAGGCCGAGCAGATGGTGGCCCAGAACCTTGTGCCCGCCGCAACCTCCAACGTCGTGCCGCAATCGATCCGCACGCTCGCGCCGATCAGCGAGCCGCGCCTCGATGCCGCCAGTGAAACCGCTTGGTATCTGGCGGCCAGCCCGAACCAGATCGACACCATCGAGTACGCCTACCTCGAGGGTCAGCAGGGCGCCTATATCGAGACGCGCAATGGCTTCGACGTCGATGGCGTCGAGATCAAGTGCCGCCTCGACTTCGGCGCCAAGGCCATCGACTGGCGCGGCCTCTACAAGAACCCGGGTGCATAAACCGGGTCATCGCTGACATTCACCTCTGACGGGCGGTCCCATCGGGCCGCCCGTTCCGTTTCGCAAAGGATCCTGCAATGAAAAACTACGTCAAGCCCGGCAATACCATCACCCTGACCGCGCCCTACGCCGTGACGTCCGGCGACGGCTTGCTCGTCGGCTCCATCTTTGGCGTGGCCGCTGGGGATGCCGCCAATGCCGAAACGGTGGAGGCAGCGCTCGTCGGCATCTTCGACCTGAAGAAGGTCGCAAGTCAGGCCTGGTCTGCCGGTGACAAGGTCTATTGGGACAACACCAACAAGGAAGCCACCAAGACCGCCACGGCGAATACGCTGATCGGCGTGGCCACCGAAGCGGTCGCAGGCGGCGCGGGTGACTTGATCGGCCGGGTGCGCCTGAACGCGAGCTTCTGATGACGGCATTTGCTGCCATTCTGGATGCGCTGTTCGCTGATCCCAACATCGGGCGAGAGGCGGTATACACCTCCGACGGCGGCGCGCCCGTGCTGGTGCGCGTCGTCTCGCGGCAGGCCGATGCGTTCACCGACTTCGGCGATGCACGGCTTTGGTCGGAAACGACCCAGGTCGATCTGCGCGTCGCGGAAGTTCCGACCCCGCGTCCCGGTGACCGATTGGAAATCGACGGCGATGCCTTCCTCATTCAGGGTGAGCCTGTTCGCGACCGCGAGCGGCTGGTCTGGACCGTGGATCTGAGGCCCGCGTGAAACTCAAGCTCGACATCGATCCCGACATCGTGGCCATGATGGCAGCCGAGGTCGCAGCGGGTAAGCGCGCGGTGACAGCCGCCATGCGCGAGGCCGGGACCGGGCTCAAGTCTGCCTGGCGCACGCAGATCACTGGCGCGGGGCTTGGACGGCGGCTTGCGAACTCGATCCGCAACCAGAACTTCCCGAGGTCGGGCGAAAGCCTGGATGCGGCGGCGCTGGTCTGGTCCAAGGCCCCGGTGATCGTGGGCGCGCACGACACCGGCCCGCTGATCCGCTCGAAGGACGGGTTCTGGCTGGCGATCCCGCTGGCCGCCGCAGGCAAATCGACACGCGGCGGCCGGATCACCCCCGGTGAATGGGAACGGCGACGCGGGTTGCGCCTGCGGTTTGTCTACCGCCGGACGGGTCCGAGCCTTCTGGTCGCGGAGGGTCGGCTGAACACGAAAGGTCAGGCCGTGGTGTCGCGCTCGAAAACCGGGCGCGGCAAGGTCACCGCGCCGATCTTCCTGCTGGTGCCGCAGGTGAAGCTGCCAAAACGGTTGAACCTCGACCGGGACGCAGGGCGTGCGCTGGATAGCGTTCCGGGGCTGATCGTGGCGAGTTGGGTAGAGGTCAGGCTTGGTTGAGCGCGTACCCACTGGACCAATCCGTCGAGCTCTCGACGAGGCGCTTTATTCAGCGCCGATCCATTGCAATACAGCACTCGCTTCTCCCGAGCTATGAACGCGAAGCTTCAATTCCCCGCGCGAAGTTTCTTCGGAAGTGGGAAAACGCTCTTTGGTTTCGCCCCGATCAATAAGACCAGCATTCAAGCCAGGCTTTCGAAAATACCACAGAACCCACTTCTGATTAAGGACTGCTGAGTATAGCCAGTCGCCTTTCACTTCGAAACGGAGTTCGCGTTCTATGTATCCATGTCCGGCCGGACGCACCGTGGTGCCGTTAAGGAATTGAGCATGGGCAAAAGCCAAATAGGCATCTCGGACAGCTCCGTCTACTGCTACTGAATCTCGTAGCTGTTCTTCTAATCGATGCGCGTCAAGCAGCATTCGTTTCCTCCCGCCACTTTGTTTTGCGTGGCCTTAATTAAACAAAACACCCTCGAAACAAACGTCAAGAGCGGAGTTGACCGACAGACCATGGCCAGTGTCCGAGAAACCATCCTCACCGCGCTGCAAGCGCGGCTCTCAACGCTGCCCGCCGCCGCCCTGCGCGGCGACGTGCTGCCCGAGCGCGTCCCGGCCGAGGGCCTGCTGATCCTGCGCGACGGCGAGCCGGGGGAGCCCGAGGTCACTCTGTCGCCTCTGCGCTATCACTACCAGCACCGGGCTGAGATCGAAGCGGTCGTGCAGGGCACTGACCGTGACGACGCCTTCGACACGCTCTGCGCCACCATCGGCACGGCGCTCGCCGCCGACCGGACTCTGGGCGGGCTCTGCGACTGGGTCGAGGCCGAAGCGCCACGCCCGGTCGATCTGCCCGTGGAGGGCGCGGCCAGCCTGAAGGCCGCCGTCATTCCGGTGGTGCTGCATTACTCAACGGCCGATCCGCTCGGCTGATCCCGACAACCCGAGGAGAACACCATGGCACGAGCCCAAGGGGCGCGGGCGCAGATGGCGCTTGCGTTCGAGACGACCTATGGAACACCCCCGGTGGGCGGTTTCACCAAGATGCCCTTCGCCAGCACCTCGCTCGGTGCAGAGCAGCCGCTGCTGAACTCGGAACTTCTGGGCTATGGCCGCGATCCGCTGGCGCCGATCAAGGACGCGGTGACGGCGGATGGTGATGTTGTGGCGCCGCTGGATGCGGAAGCTTTCGGGTTCTGGCTGAAGGCAGCCTTTGGTGACCCAACCACGACCGGCACTGGTCCCTGGACCCATGAATTCCAGTCGGGGTCCTGGACGCTGCCCAGCATGTCGATCGAGACCGGTATGCCCGAGGTGCCGCGCTACGCGATGTATTCCGGCTGCGTGCTCGACCAGATCAACTGGCAAATGCAGCGCTCAGGGCTGCTGACAGCAACGGCGCGGCTGGTGGCGCAGGGCGAAACGGTGGGGACGACCACCAGCGCCGGGACGCCCGCTGCCCTCGAGCTGAAACGCTTCGGCCATTTCAACGGGGCGATCACGCGGAACGGAACCGCGCTTGGCAACGTGGTTTCAGCCGACATCACATATGCCAACAACCTCGACCGGATCGAGACCATCCGCTCAGACGGCCGCATTGATGGGGCCGACCCGTCAATCGCTGCGCTGACCGGCTCTATCGAGGTCCGTTTCGCCGACCAGACGCTGGTAACGCAGGCGATCAATGGCGATCCCTGCGAGCTCGAGTTTGCGTATGTGCTGCCGTCTGGCGAAAGCTTCACCTTCACCGTGCACGCCGTCTACCTACCGCGCCCCCGGATCGAAATTTCCGGGCCGCAGGGCGTGCAGGCGACCTTCGACTGGCAGGCTGCGCGCGACAGCACGGTCGGCCGGATGTGCACCGCAACCCTTGTGAATGATGTGGAGATTTACTGATGCTGACGCTCGATCTGACGAATGCACCCCGCTGGTATGATCTCGCGCCGGGCGTCCGGCTGCAGCTGCGCCCGCTGACCACGGCGCTGATGGTTGCAACGCGCAGCGATGCGGCTGTCGAGGCGGTCCCGGTAGACGCTTCCGACGAGGAACGCGCCGTTGCCTTCGCCAAGGCGCTGGCGCGGCGGGCAGTCCTGTCCTGGGAGGGCATCGGTGATGCCGATGGCAACGTGATTGTCCCCAGCCCCGAGGCTATCGACGCGTTGCTCGATGTCTGGCCGATCTTCGAAGCCTTCCAGCTGACCTTCGTCTCCAAAGGCCTGCTGCTGGACCAGGAAAAAAACGTCTCCGCGCCCTTGCCGAATGGTCCTTCGGCGGGGGCGAGCGATACTGCGACGCATGCACGCAAGCCTGCCAAGACTGCCCCGCGCGGCTGAACCGACCCACCACCTTTGAAGGCTGGCAGGTCTGGGACCTGGTCGGTCGTCTCGGCGGCCAGCTCCGCGTGCTGCCGGGCGCGGTGATCGGATGGGACATGTCGGCGGCACTGGCACTCGGTGAAGCCCTCGGCATCCCGCCTCTGGCCATGGCTGAACTGCTGCCCGTCATCGAAGCGGTGATGGTCGCCAAACTCAACGAACAGATGGATCATTCCCATGGCTGAAAAGCGCGTTTCTGTCCGACTTGCCGCAGTCGGCGGCCGACAGGTGCGTGCCGAGCTGGAAGGCGTGGGCGAAGCCGGGGCGCGCGGCTTCGGCCGCCTTAGCCGGGAGATGGAAGCGG